GGTGAGGCGGGGTCCCAACCGCGCGCGCCGGGTGCTGGCCGGTCAGCCGCCCCCGGCCGGGGGGGTGGCACCCCACAGGAAGGCCCCGTGTGACGCATAGGAGGCCGGCTGGCTGGCGATCGTGGCGCGGGCGACCCTCGGAGGCGTCCCGCCTGCTGAAGCGAATGGCGGGGCTCTACGCGCGCCCTGGTGCGGATGCGCCGCGCCCCCGTGCCAGCCTGTGCACCGAGCCGGTGCGCCGCCGCGCGAAACGCTGCCTTCAATTTCTTTCAGCAGCCGACCGTCGTAATCCTCGCTAGCATGGCGCGCCCAGTCTCTTGGAGGCGTGATCGTGCCGATAAACCAGCCCCTGATCGTCATCGGGGACAGCACCACCCACGGCGGCCAGGTCCTCACCGGCGACCCGAGTAGCACGATTGGCGGTAGGGCCATGGTCCGTGAGGGCGACCTCACCTATTGCCCGAAATGTCGCGGTGCCTTTCACATCCTCCGCGGCGACGGGATCGTTTTCGACGGCTCCGGCAAGACCTACGCGCGGCATGGGGACCGTACCGCATGCGGAGCCCAGCTGCTCGCGACGCAGTTCCAGACCATTGCGGCGCGCGTCGAGGACGGGGTACCCGTTCCGGCGGACGCCATCGCTGAAGCCAAGGCCATCGCCGCACCGACAAGCTCGGGCGTGTGCCTTGAATGCTTGCTCAAGGCCGCGACGACTGGCACCAGCACCGTCATACGGGGATGAGATGGCCAGCGACGTAATAGCCCGCCTGGCGACACTGCGCACCCGCGTCCCAGCGCTGCGCCTGTACGCGCTTATCGACGGTGCGCAATACCAGTTGCAGATCGGTAGGCCAATCCTTGCGCGACACTGCATGGCATCGCTGTTCGAAGGCACTGCCGACGCACCGCTGGCCCACGCCGGCCCCTGGTTGCTCGATGTAGAGCAGGCAGATACCGAGCTGGTGGGCGACCTGGCCCGCATGGAGACCTGGACACCAGCGGTCTCCTGGCTGATCGCCGAAGCGGATCTACCCGGCCTGGCCGAGCTGTTGCGGCAACAGCTCGAGATCCGCTTGCCTGACAACCGCACGGCGTTGCTTCGTTTCTGGGACCCGCGCGTATTGGTCAAGCTCGCGCAAGTGCTGGATGCCGGCCAGCTTCAAGCCTTCTTCGCCGGCGTCTACGAATGGCACATGCTGCGGGACGGCGAGCGCGTCTGGATCGGGAGGCACCATGCTGACGCTTAGCGGTGACCAATGGCGGGCGCTACAGGCCTACGATGCGCGGCACTTCGTCATGGCCGTGCGTGACCAGTTCGTGACCGAGCGGCCCGACGCGGCGCAGCAACCCGGCGGCCAGGTCATTCTGGATCGGATGCTGGTCGCCTACGACCAGGCCGAACGCCTGGGCTTCACCTCTACGCCGCACATCGTCTGGCTGCTGTATCTGGCTGCCGAAGCTCCGGCTTGGCTCGCGGATCCTGCGGTCAATGCGTACCTGCGTGAGCGGCGTAGCACGCCCGAGCAGCAGCTGGACGACATGGCCGCAGTCATGCAACGCAAATTGGAAGGGGGTCTTTGATGGCGGGTGCAGCCGTCCCACTGATTGAGGCAGCCGCGGTGCGCGCCCTTGCGGCGCTCGGCTTCGGTGCGGCGGCCGGCGCCACCGGCGACGCCGCGCGCGAGGCGATCCGCAAACGCAAGGAAGCAGCGGACAAGGCCAAAAGCTCGCCCGTCGCGCAAACTGACGCGCACATCGCGACCAAGGCGAAAGAGAAATGCCCGGAGTGCCCGCCCGACAAGGGCGCGCCGTTCATTCGAAAGTTTGCGGTGCGCCTACCGTGGGTGAACTACCAAGCCCGCATCTGCGGCATGCCATCAGGTCCGAATTTCATCACCGAATGGATGTTCAACGCGGTGCAGTTCGACGGCTTCACCTCGGGGGCGTGCCTGCTGAAAGAGGCCAAGGCGGGATATGACCAGTTTTTCGACGAATGGGGCCGGCCGCGAACCTGGTGGGCGTACAACGTGAACGACATCATCGCGGAAATCGTGCGCCAGGACCTGGCCGCCACTCCGAAGCCGCCCGTCCGGCTGGAGTGGCACTGGCAGCAGCCGACCAGCTACCGCTATTTCTCCCGGATCCTGAGCCCTGCCGCGCCCAGCGTTCCGCACCACTACACCCCATGAAGACACGGCCGCTCAACGTCCAGTTTCGCGCGCAATACCGGGCCGATCTGGCGCACCCGCAGACCCTGCATGACAACCTGAATGCGCTGTTCCAGCTGCGCGAGCGAATCCGTGGCCTGTCCCCGCACATGAAGAAATGGCTTCTCGGCGGCGCCAACATGGACGAAGCGCTGCAGTACGCCGCCTTCGAGGACGATGGGCCAGATCCGGCCGCCGAAGCGGTCTTGCGGGAGCGCAACAAGAAGAGGGAGGGGCCGCCGGTCATCCGCACCATTGGCCTGTGGAACGGCGAAGAAGGTCTGGATGGCGCCACCATGGGGATGGCCTACGTCGAGGCAGACCGCCCGAGCATGGTGAACTTCGAGACGAGCAGCGCGGGGTTCCTGGCCTATGACCATGCCCTGGCGGCGTGTCGGGCGATGATCGACATCTGGCGCCCGCTGTTCGTGTCGGTCGGGCCGGACTTCTATGACCCCGTGTTCAAGGACCGCCCCGGCGTCGGCTGGATGCTGTATATCCCCCGGGCAGTGACCGTGCAGCAGGTGCCCGAAGCCGGCGCGCTGCTGCCTCTCCTGAACGAAAAGAAAAAGCAGGTCGGCACCATCGTTGTCAGCGTGACCGACGAGCCGTTTTCCGACCTGAACCCCGAGCACGTCAGGATCGCCAACAAGATCGAGGTTCGCCTGGCCGACCTGGGCCTGCTGCCGCGTTACGCGGATCTGTGACCGGCCGGCGCTGCGGCGGGCTGATCCTGCCCGCCCAGTGCGTACGGCGCGAACCGTACCACCTCCTCGCCGATCCAGTCATTGATTGCCAGCAGGCGGTCCTGAAGCGGCTTCACCTCGTTGCGTGCGAAGACCATCGCGGCCTTCTCCACGTCGCCGAATCCGCCGGTGTTGTTCGGGACAATGCCCATGAGCTGCGGCGGCACCCGGTGCGCGGCAAGCTGATCGTCGCGCGTGATGTTCTTGATATGCCAGAACTCGTCTTTCGCCGCCACCTCGGACACGGGCAGTAGCTGGATCCCGTCCTTCTTGCCGTTGGGCGCGTACATGAACAGGTTGCGGAAGTTGCCCGGCCCCTTCGCCCCCTTCATCGCCTCGCGCAGCGTGTCGACATCCTCCTGCTTCTGCGCGGCGTCCGTCATGTAGAGGATGAAGCCCGCGTGTGAGCCGTTCTGGTAGTACCGCCGCCGGAACAACGTGGCCGACTCGTTGAGCCACGTGGCGTTCAGCGCGGACAGGTATTCCGGCAGGCCGTACACCTCCTGGTTGATGTCCGGTTCCTGGAGGTGGAACACGGAGCCGGCGGCGAAGGTGTACGGCTGCTGCCAGTTCTGCACAAAAAAATAGGTGCTCAGGTCGAGCCCGCGTCGCACGTACTTGGCCAGGGGCGCATCCAACCGCATAGGGCTTCCCAGCACGCTGTCGCGGCGCTCCAGGTAGCCGTTCCCGAACACCTGCCAGTCGAGCACCAGGCGCTCGAACGTCGCGCGCGAAAGCAGCGGGTGCGGGATGAACGTGCTGACCAGGATATTGCGCTTCACGTACACGGCCGAGCTGTGGTGTGCGGCGGCGCGGAACGAGCGCGCCAGGCCATCCCACGGCAGAGGCGGTTCATACCATTGGCCCATGCGCATGCACTCCACGTAATCCAGCAGCTCGCGCCGGTCCAGGACCTCGATCGGATCGCCGAATGAGAAGACTTCGGCCCGCGCGGCCCGGTCGGTGTGGTGCTCGGCGGGCGCCTCAGTGTGGGCGGTGCGCACGTGGGCGGATGCCGCGCGCGCGGCGCGGCGGGTCTTGTTGCGGCTCATGACAGCTCCAGGATGCTCGTGTTGGTGGTGGTGACGCCTTCGAGGGGTTCGTGCGAAAGCGCATGCATGCAGGCCCACGCCAGGTCGGCGTGGCTGGTTTCCTCCGAGCGGCCGGCCTGATAGGTGACGCGGCCGCCGGCGGCGGTGACGGTTTTCTTGATCGACATGAACGACGCGGCGAAGTCGGTCCAGCCGGCATCGAACTCCAAGCGGCCCTTGCTGATGACATCGTGCGCCTTGAGCACCAGGCCGGTTTTCACGTCCACGGAATAGGTGAAGCCCTCGGCGTCCGGGCGGAACTTCTGCACCAGGCGGAACACCGCATCGCCGATGCCGGTTCGGTCGACGCCGACATAGGCCACGTTGTACCGCTCGCACACGCGGCGGATGGCGCCGGCCTGTTCCTCGTAGTCGATGCCGCGGAACTGGTGTTTCTCCAGCACGCGGAACTTGCCGCCCGGCACCAGTGGGGGCGCCACCACCACCAGCGCGGCGCTGTCGCCGCCGCCGCCGTTGGGGTCGTAGCCGACCCATACTGGCCGATTGCCGAACGGCCGCGGTGCGAACGGTCGGAAGTCCGCCCACACCTCCCAGCTGTCCACCATCCCGCGCATGAGCATCGAGAGCGGAAACACGGACGCGTTGTCGTCAATGAACGCGCACATCAGCAGGTTGGCGAAATCGAGTTCGCTGTACTCCAGGCGCAGCTGGTCGAGGTCGAACAGGTTGCAGCCACCGCGTACGGCGTCCTCCACCGTCACGATCTGGCGCCACTGCCCGTCCGCGCAGCGCAGGCCATTGCGCAGCGCGGCGTGGCTCACGTCGATCTTGACCTGCCTGTCTTTCGCCTTGCCGCGATTGAACAGCGCGCCGGACCAGAACGGGTAGGCCTCATGCGACAGGCTGGACGGTGTGGAGAAATACGTTTGCCGCCATTGCCGGTGGATCGCCATCCCGGATGCCACCTTGCGCAGCTCTTGGAAGCGCGGCACCCAGAAGTACTCATCGAAATACAGGTTGCCGTGGTAGCTCTGCGCCGTGCGGGCATTGGTGCCCAGGAAATACAGCGTGGCGCCGTTGGGCAGCACCATCGGATCGCCCTTCAGCTCGACGCCGGCCGCATCCTTTGCGAACTGGACGATGTACTGCTTGAAGACGTGCGCCTGTGCCTTGCTGGCCGATAGGAAAATCTGGTTGCGGCCGGTGGTCAGCGCGTCGATGAACGCTTCGCGCGCGAAGTACCACGTCGCGCCAATCTGCCGACTCTTGAGCAGGTTGCGGATCCGCTCGACCTGCCCCGCCTCGTACCAGACGCGCTGGTAGTCGAACATCGAGTCGCGGAAGGCCGCCAGGAGCTGTGCCTGTTCCTCGGGGCTGATCGCGTTGCGTTCGGGCTTGTTGCGTGGCCCCTTGTTGCGGTTCGCCACCTTCGGGTTCAGGTCGGTCTCGTTGCCGCTCGCCTCGTATCGGCGCACGCGCGCCAGGCGCTCCATCTGTCGGCCGAGCAGGTCGATTTCCTTGTAGTCCCTGCCTTCCTTCACCTCTTTGGCGACGAGCTGCGCCATCCGCTCTTCGATGCTGGACGCCACACGCTCCACTGCATCGGTCGCATCCCACGCATCGCGGCGCTTCCAGCTGTGCACCGTCACGGGCTTGACGCCCAGCATTTCGGCGATGCGCGCGACCCGGTAGCCCTGCCAGTACAGCGTGCGCGCAATGCGGCGCGGGTCCTTTTCGGGATCGATCGAGAGAGAGGCGAGAGGTGGAAGCGTAGTCATGCCGCCACGCTACCGGCCACGCGCGCGCGTGCCACGCGCGGCCTGTTGTGGCGCGGGTTTTCACAACATCAATGCGTTGTCCGCGCGACGCCGCACGCAGAAGATGGCAGCACTACACCGAACCACTGACCACAGAGGAAACCATGGCCAAGGGCACCAAGTTCTTCCGCATCGCCACCGAAGGCGCAACGAGTGATGGCCGCGTGATCGACCGCGAAACGCTGGTCGAGATGGCAACCAACTACGACCCCAAGGTCTACACCGCACGCGTCAACCTGGAGCACATCCGCGGCTACGACCCGGCCGGCCCGTTCAAGGCCTACGGCGACGTGACCGCGCTCAAGACCGAAGAGCAGGACGGCAAGCTCGGCCTGTATGCACAGATCGACCCCACGGACGAGCTGGTCGCCATGACCAAGGCGCGCCAGAAAGTCTTTTCGTCCATGGAGGTGCAACCGGAGTTTGCGGACACCGGTGAGGCCTACCTGGTCGGCCTGGCCGTGACCGACAACCCCGCGAGCCTCGGGTGCGAAGTCCTGCAATTCAGCGCCAAGGCCAAATCCAACCCGCTCGCCTCCCGCAAGCAGGATCCCAGCAACCTGTTCACCGAGGCGGTGGAAGTGTCGTTCGACTTCTCGCCCGAGCGAACCAGCCACACGGCAGCGAACGTCCCCCCTGGCTTCGCCGACAGCATCAAGCGCCTGTTCTCCAAGCAGCGCCGATCGGACGCCAACGCTGACGCCCGCTTCGCTGACGTGCAGGAAGCCGTGCAGACGGTCGCGCAGCAGGTGCAGACCACCGGCGAGCAGTTCAGCACGGCGCTGAAGGGCATCACGGATCAGCTGACCACCCTCAACAACCAAGCCGCCGAGCGCGACAAGCAGTTCAACGCCCTGAAGGCCAAGTTGGAGCAGACCGACGCCTACACCGCGCGCCCGCCGGCCACCGGCGGCGACGGCGCTGGCGCACCCATCACGACCGATTGCTGACCCGGCCACCGGCCCGCAGCACACCAACCAGACCACACACCGGAGTCAACATAATGCGCAACGATACCCGCCGCCTCTTCGCGGCTTACAAGGCTGCAATCGCCAAGCTGAACGGCGTGGAGCGCGTGGACGAGAAGTTCACCGTCACGCCGAGCGTCCAGCAGAAGCTGGAGACCAAGGTCCAGGAGTCGAGCGACTTCCTGTCCCGTATCAACGTCTATGGCGTGGCCGAGCAAGAAGCCGAAAAGATCGGCCTGGGCGTGTCCGGCCCGGTGGCGAGCACCACGGACACCACCCAGCAGGACCGCCAAACGTCCGACATCTCCACGCTGGACGGTCGCCGCTACCGGTGCGAACAGACCAACTCCGACACGCACATCACCTACCAGAAGCTGGACGCCTGGGCCAAGTTCCCCGACTTCCAGACCCGCATCCGCGACGCCATCATCAAGCGGCAGGCGCTGGATCGCATCATGATTGGCTTCAACGGTGTGAGCCGAGCCGCCACGTCCAATCGGGTGACCAACCCGATGCTCCAGGACGTGAACAAAGGCTGGCTGCAGAACCTGCGCGAACAGGCGCCGCAGCGCGTCATGGAGGAAGGCAAAAAAGCGGCCGGCAAGATCATCGTCGGCGCGGGTGGGGACTACGGCAACCTGGACGCCCTGGTGTTCGACGTCGTGAACCAGCTGGTCGAGCCGTGGTACGCCGAGGATCCGGAGCTGGTCGTGGTGTGCGGTCGCTCGCTGCTGGCGGACAAGTACTTCCCGCTGGTGAACAAGGACCGCGACCCCACCCAGCAGATTGCGGCCGACCTCATCATCAGCCAGAAGCGCATCGGCAACCTGCCGGCGGTGCGCGTGCCGTACTTCCCGGCCAATGCCCTGCTGGTGACGCGCCTGGACAACCTGTCCATCTACTACCAGGAGGGCGGGCGCCGTCGCACGATCCTGGACAACGCCAAGCGGGATCGCATCGAGAACTACGAGTCGAGCAACGACGCGTACGTGATCGAAGACCTGGCGTGCGCAGCCATGGCCGAGAACATCGAACTGGCGGCGGCAGCATGACCAGCCCGGCCCGCAACCACTTCCTGCGCGTAACGGCCGCGATGGCCACCAAGGCAGCTCAGGCTGGCAACCCGCTGCGCTACGCCACCGGCCACGAGCTGATGCTGGCGCAGCTGGCCGAGCACAAGCGCCAGCTCAAGCAGGTCCAGTCCGTCGAGCGCAAGGCGGAGCTGAAGCGCAAGCTGCTGCCCGAGTACACGGCCTGGATCCGGGGTGTACTGGAAGCCAACACCGGCGCACAGGACGAAGTGTTCATGACGGTCATGGTGTGGCTGATCGACGCCGGCAACTTCGCCGACGCCCTGACGCTGGCCGCCTACGCGATCCGGCACCAGCTGGCGATGCCCGACCAGTACCAGCGCACCACGGCCTGCCTGATCGCCGAGGAGTTCGCCACCATGGCCCTCAAGGCAATTGAGGCCGGCGACCGGGTAGATGTGACCACGCTGCGCGAGGTGGCCGAACTGGTCGCGGCCGAGGACATGCCGGACGAGGTGCGCGCCAAGCTGCACAAGGCATTGGGCTATGGCGTCTACGCGCTGGCGGAATCGGTGCAGCCAGACCGGGCCGACGCGCTGCGCCGGGATGCCCTTGCGCAGCTGCGGCGCGCGCTGGAGCTGCACGACAAGTCGGGCGTCAAGAAAGACATCGAGCGCATCGAGCGCGACATCAAGAACACAGCGAAGGCCAGCGCCCAGGAGGGCGACGGCCGCAGCTGATACCGAGCGTGACCCCGCGCATCGAGGCGGCACGGGGCGACCTTCCGGCGTGCCGCGAATCGTCGCCCCGTCCACCGCCTCCCAGTCATCAAACCATGTCCTCATTCATCGCAGCTGCACCCGTCCCGACGCCGGCGCAACCCGGCGGCCAGCCAATCGGCAATGACGGCTTCTTCCCGGACATCGACGTCGACCAGGCGCGCGCCGCAATGCGCCTGGACGGCACCGTCACGCCCGAGCGGCTGCGCGCCGCGCTGGTTGATGCCGCGCTGTCCGTCAACGACGAGCTGGCCGCCTGGCGGGCCCGGCAGCTGGCCGCCGGCTTCGCGGAGCTGGGCGCCGTGCCCGCGCAGTGGATCGACGGCCAGAGCCGCCACGTGCACCGCTACCTGCGCGCGGTGCACTGCACGGCGGCGGCCTGGCTGATCGAGCGGTACCGGTCGTTCGACGCCACCGCGGCCGGCGACCGCAAGGCCGAGGCGGAGAACACATCGGTGGACGATCTGCGCCGCGACGCACGCTGGGCAATCAGCGACATCGCCGGCGCGCCGCGCACCACCGTGGAGCTGATCTGATGCGCGTACGGGCCATCCAGGGCGACACCATCGACGCCATCTGCCAGCGGGTGTACGGCCGCACGGCAAGCGTGACGGAAGCCGTGCTGGCCGCCAATCCCGGCATTGCCAATCTGGGTCCCATCCTGCCGCACGGGACCGAGCTGGTGCTGCCTGACATCTCCCCGCAGCAGCAGGCCGTGCAGACGGTGCAGCTGTGGGACTGACCCCAAGGAACCCTTATGGCTGAACCCATCGCAACCGGCACGTCCGCCGCCGCTGTTGCCGTCACAGGCGTGGGCGCGATTTCGCTGCTGCCGGGCGTAGATCCCGGAACCGTGCTCGGCGCGTTCGCCGGCGCGGCGGTCTTCGCGCTCAACTCGGGCGAGCTGACGGTAGCGAAGAAGTTGTCCTTCCTCGTGCTGTCCATCGTGGCGGGCGTCCTGTCGGCGCCGCTCGCCGCCGCCCTGATCGCCCGGGCGCTGCCCGCCAACACCGAAGTAAGCGAAGCCGTGGGCGCGCTGGTGGCCTCCACGGTGGTGGTCCGGTTGCTGCTGGCGCTGATCCGCGCGGCCGACAACAGCGACAAGCTGCTGACCGCCCTGAAGAGCAACAACCGTGGAGGTAACCAACCGTGAATGCCCTGTTCATCGTGCAGGCGGCGCTGTGCGCGCTGATCGCGCTGCGCCTGCTGCTGTTCAAGCGCGACGGCGCGGCCCACCGCCCGTGGGCGTCGCGGCTGGCCTACGTCCTGATCGTGCTGGCCGGCGCCGTGCCCATTGGCGTGCTGTTCGGCCGCTACGACTGGGCGCTGCTGGCACAGAACGGCATCACCGCCGTCCTGTGCCTGGCGGTGTTCTCCGTGCGCGGCAACGTGGTCGAGCTGTTCCGCATGGGCGGCGGCGCCGACACGTCCTGGCTGGTGCGCCTACTGCGGGGGGCCGCATGACGATCCTGAGACCTGGCGACATCGGCGCAGAGGTGCGCGAGCTGCAACGCCTGTTGGCCGCCCATGGCTTCACCGCCCCGGATACGGGTGCATACGATGCGCTGACCGCTGCGGCCGTGCGCGCCGCGCAAGCCCGTTTCGGCCTGGTGGTGGATGGCATCGCCGGCCCGAAGACGGTGCAGGCCCTGCGCACCGGCACCCGGCAGACCGGCCACCTGACGGCGGCGGACCTGCGACGCGCGGCGGATGCGCTGGGCGTGTCGGTAGCGGCCGTGCGCACGGTCAACGAGGTTGAGAGCCGGGGGAGCGGGTTCCTGCCGGACGGGCGGCCCGTGATCCTGTTTGAGCGGCATGTCATGTATCGCCAGCTCAAAGCCGCCGACAAGAACGCGGACGCGCTCGCAGCCCAGTATCCGGACATCGTGAACCCGCAGCGCGGCGGCTACGTGGGCAAGGCCGGCGAGCACACGCGACTGGCCCAGGCCATCGCCATCGACCGCAGCTGTGCCCTCGCGTCGGCAAGCTGGGGCCTGTTCCAGATCATGGGCTATCAGTCCGAGCGGATCGGCTATCCGAGCGTGGATGCCTTCGTGCAGGCCATGCAGAGTGACGAGGGCGCCCAGCTCGACGCCTTCGTGCGGTTCGTCTCCGCCGATCCGGCATTGCATAAGGCGCTCGCCGGCGGGAAGTGGTCTACCTTCGCGGCGCTCTTCAACGGGCCGGCCTACAAGGACAACCTGTACGACGTGAAGCTGGCACGCACCTTCGCCCGTTACCAGGCCGAAGAGAAGGAGGCCGCATGACCCGCATGCTTGCTGCCCTGGGCGTGCTGGCCGCCGTCGCCGCCCTGGGCGTGTGGCTGGCGCACCGCTACGACGCGGCCGTCGATCGCGCCAACACGGCCGAGAAAACCGCCTCCGATCTGCGCGGACAGCTCAAGGGCGCCCAGGCCAGCACCGTGACCGTCACGCAGTACGTGGACCGCGTGCAAACCATCCGCCTCAAGGGCGACACAATCATCGAGAGGATTCCAAGCTATGTCCCTGTTCAGGCCGATGCTGCCTGCGTTGTCCCTCATGGCTTTGTGCGGCTGCACGACGCCGCCGCCACCGGCACAGTGCCAGATCCAGGTACCGGCGATGCTGATGCGGCCCCCTCGGGCGTTGCGCTCTCTTCCGTCGCCGCCGCCGTCGCCGACAACTACACCGACAGCCACACCAACAGCGAGCAATTGACGGAGCTGCAGCAGCTGTTGCGCGACCAGGGCGTGACGATCATCGGGGAGGACGCCGCGCCATGATGAAGCTTGCCAGCCTGCGCGACGCGCTCACGGCCGGCGTGCCGCACCTGGCCGCCAATCCCGACACGCTGCATGTGTTCGTGGACGAGGGGCGCGTGGTCGGCACCGGCGCACGCTCGCTCTCATTCGAGTACCAGTACACGCTAACGCTGATCGTGACCGACTACCCCGACAGCTCGGACACGATCGTCGTGCCCGTCCTGGCCTGGCTGCGGACGAACCAACCCGATCTGTTTGCCAACGACGAGCGGCGCCGCGACGGGTTCCGCTTCGAGGCCGAACCCCTCAACCACTGCACGGTAGACCTGTCGATCAAGCTGCAATTGACGGAGCGCGTGACCGTGAAGCCGGCCGGCGGCGGCTACCAGGTCGAGCACCACCCCGAGCCGATCAACGATGCCGACGATCCGGCAAGCTGGAGGCCGAATTGAGCGAGTCCCGCGAGCTGGAGGCCTGGCTGGCCGGGATGCTGGCCAAGCTCGATGCACCGGCCCGCCGGACGTTGGCGCGGGCCGTGGCGGTTGAACTGCGCCGGCGCCAGGCCGCCCGTATTGCTAAGCAGCGCAACCCGGACGGAAGCCCCTACGTGCCGCGCAAGCCGCAGCTGCGGCACCGGGCGGGGCGCATCCGCCGGGCCATGTTCACGCGCCTGCGGCTGGCGCGCTATATGAAGACCGAGGCGGACGCGAATACGGCGGCCGTCACCTTCGCGGGCAACGCGCTGCGCATCGCCACGGTCCACCAGTTCGGCCTGCGGGATCGTGTCAACAAGGCCGGGCTGACCGCGCAATATCCGGCTCGGCAACTCCTGGGCATTGACGAAGCGGATGTGCAACGGATCGCCGACCTTGTTTTATTGCATCTTTCCGGCTAGAGATACACCTTGCGCTTTAGGGGGCTACCACTGGACCCCCGGCTTGATAGCCGGGGTGCCTTCATGTGCGCAAAACAGTGAATTCCTTCTGTACAAAAGTTATCTTTCCATCGACGGTTATTGTTGTTTTGTCAAATGGAAACGCAGCTGTGTATTCGGTGTTTTCAGGCGGTTTATGTTTAAATATTATTGCTGCCTCACAGCGATTTCTATCGGCCGCCGGAACGGGGCCAAAGCTGTAACATAGCACCTCTCCGTTTTCTACATGTTTTTTCCAGTCCTCCAGTTTTTCGTGATTTGCAATTCTTTCCTTCACATCCACCGACTCGCCAATGTAAATTAGCTTCTTTAAGTCGACTGTTTTATCCTCTTTGTTGTGAGTGCAGCTAAATACGGCGTAAATTCCTGACTTTGATGGAATGCTGCCCTTATTCGGTTCTCGCCAGTATCCGTCAAACGTAATGGAGTATGATTGCTCTGCCATTTTTACCCCCTTTCAATGTAAAAAATAATTAGTCTTGCGGAATATTTACGCTTTTCAACTGAGTGGAGTCGAGATGTTTCCTCGCGCCTGAGCCTCGGTTCTTTCCGAAGCATAGTTGGGTGTAGCGCCACACAACGCCTATTTCAAGAAAAACCGAAAAACGATCGCTCCGGGTATACCCCCTAAACGGGAAATAATGGGATTGTTGTAGCGTGCGCCTACACAACATGCAGTACGTGACCAGTACCCGCGCGCCCGGCACTCTGCGGTCATGGACACCGCAGACCTCGCCCGCCTTCTCGAAAACCTCCTGCGCATCGGCACCGTCGCCGAAGTGCGCCACAGCACGCCGCCGGCCGTGCGCGTGCAGACCGGGGGCATTACCACCACCTGGCGCCCCTGGGCCGAGCGCCGCGCCGGCCAGACCCGCACCTGGAACCCGCCGACCGTGGGCGAGCAGGTGCTGTTGTTCTGCCCGAGCGGCGACCCTTCCAACGCCGTCATCCTGTGCGGCATCCCGACCGCCGACAACGACGTACCGAGCAACGACCCCAACCGGACCGTCACGCTGTACCCGGACGGTGCGCTGACCAGCTACGACCACGCCGCCGGCCTGCTGACCGTGCAGGGCGTTAAAACAGTCTTCCTGGAGGCCACCGCGAACGTACTGGTGAAGGCCCCGGCCACCACCTTCGACGGCGATGTGACGGTCAAGGGCCTCTTCTCGTTCGAAAACGGCATGGCCGGCCAGGGTGGAAAGCACGGCAACCAGATCAGCGGCGACCTGGCGCACGCGGGCGGCACGTTGTCGTCCAACGGCGTCGTGCTGCATGACCACGACCACGGCAGCGTGCAGCGCGGCGGCGACTGGACGGAGGGCACGCGGTGACCGGCATGAACAGCAGCACCGGCCGCGCGCTGGCTGACCTGCCGCACCTGGCGCAGTCCATGGGCGACATCCTCACCACGCCGATTGGATCGCGCGTGATGCGGCGCGACTACGGCAGCCAAGTCCCCGACCTGATCGACCAGCCGCTGAACCCGGCAACCCGCCTGCGCACCATGTCCGCCGCCGTGTCGGCGCTGGTGCGCTGGGAACCGCGCATCCACATTGCATCGGTGCGGTTCTGGATCGACGCGGACGGCAAGCCCGTGGTCGACATCGAGGCGGACCGCGTAGACGGCCCGCGCCGCGAATCCCTCGGCACGCTGTCCGTGCCCCTTCGGAGCTGACCATGGCGACCATCGACCTGTCGCAGCTGCCGGCGCCATCCGTGGTGGAAACGCTCGAATACGAGGCCATCCTGGCCGAGCGCAAGGCCGCCTTCGTGTCCCTGTACCCGGCCGACCAGCAGGACGCGGTACGGGCCACGCTCGCCCTGGAATCCGAGCCGGTCACCAAGCTTTTGCAAGAGAACGCCTATCGCGAGTTGGTGTGGCGCCAGCGCGTGAACGACGCTGCGCGCGCGGTGATGCTGGCCTTCGCCGAGGGTGACGACCTGGAGCAACTGGCGGCCAACTTCGACGTGCAGCGCCTGACCATCACGCCGGCCGACGACAGCACCGTACCGCCGACACCTGCGGTAATGGAGGGCGACGACTCCCTGCGCGAGCGCGCGCAAGAAGCGTTCGAAGGGCTGTCCGTGGCCGGCCCAGCCAAGGCCTACGAGTTTTTCGCGCGCTCGGCTGACGGCCGGGTGGCGGACGCGCGCGCATTCAGTCCGGCCGGCGCCGAGGTAGTGGTCTCGGTGCTGTCGCACCTGGGCGATGGCACGGCCGACGAGAGCCTGCTGGCGACCGTGCGCGCCGCGTTGAGCGATGACGACACCCGGCCGCTCGCCGACCGCCTGACCGTGCAGTCGGCCCGGATCGTGCCCTACCGCATCCGCGCCACGCTGTACCTGGCGCCGGGGCCGGCGGCCGAGCCGATCCTGGCCGCGGCCGGCAAGCGGACCGATACGTACCGCACCGCGCGCCGGCGCATCGGCCGCGACATCAACCGCTCAGCCATCACGGCCGCGCTGCACGTCGAAGGCGTGGAGAAGGTAGTGCTGATCGAGCCCGCCGAAGACATCGCGCTCGATCTGGCCCAGGCCGGCTATTGCACCGACGTGGACATCAAGAACGGGGGCACCAGTGAGTAGCGCGCCGCTGCTGCCGCCCAATGCGACGCCGCTGGAGCGCCGAGCCGCCCAGACCGGCGCGCGCATCGAGCGCGTGCCGGTGCCGCTGCGCGACCTGTGGAATCCGGCCACCTGTCCGGCCGAGTTGCTGCCCTTCCTGGCCTGGTCGTTCTCCGTGGACCGCTGGAACCCGGCCTGGCCGATCGTCACCAAGCGCGCCGTGACGGCGGCGGCGTACTTCGTGCACCGCAAGAAAGGCACGATCGGCGCGCTGCGCCGCGCGGTGGAGCCGCTGGGCTTCCTGATCCGCGTGATCGAGTGGTGGCAGACCAACCCGCCCGGCCCGCGCGGGTCGTTCCGGCTGGAGGTCGGCGTCCGGCAGACCGGCATCGATGAGGCCATGTACGCCGAGCTGGAACGGCTCATCGATGACGCGAAACCCTGTTCCCGGCCGATGCTGGGCCTCCAGATCAGCCTGGAGACACACGGCACGCAAGCCACCAGCGCCGCCGCCTACCTGGGCGACGTGCTGACCGTCTACCCCTACGCCCCGCCCGACATCGTCGTGAGCGGTACCGCGCCGACTGCTGGCGCTTCTCACGACATCGACACCCTGACCGTTACACAGTAGACCGCCATGCCCCAGACCTTCTTCATCGTTCCGACCGCCGCCGGCGACGCCAAGGACGCAAACGCCAAGGCGCTCGGCCAGGCACGCAAATACACACACATCGCCGTGGGCGACGGTGGCGGCGCGCTGCCCACGCCAGACCGCGCCCGCACGGCCCTGGTCAACGAGCGCTACCGCGCCCAGATCAATGCGATCTGGCAGGACCAGACCAACCCCGGCCAGTTCGTGGCCGAGCTGGTGATCCCCGAGAGCGTGGGCGGCTGGTGGATTCGTGAGCTGGGTCTGATCGACGCGGACGGCACGCTGGCCTACTACGGCAATTGCCCCGAGACCTACAAGCCCCAGATGGCCGAAGGCTCAGGCCGAACGCAATCCATTCGCATGGTCGTGCTGTCGGCCACGGGCGCGGCTGTCGAGCTGAAGATCGATCCCGCGATCGTGCTGGCGACGCGGCAGTACGTGGACGACAAGCTCGCCGCCGAGCTGAACAAGCTCGATGGCAAACAGTCCGTGCGGGTCGCCACCACCGCGGCGATTGCGAAAAACGGCCTGCAGACGATCGACGGCGTTGCGCTGGCCGCCGGCGACCGGGTGCTGGTGAAAGACCAGGCCGCGGCGCCGGCGGAAAACGGCATCTACGTTGCGGCGGCCGGCATCTGGACCCGCGCGGCCGACGCCGACCAGGCGCTGGAGGTGACCCCCGGCATGCTGGTGCCGGTGGAGGAAGGCGCAGCCAATGGCGACTCCCTGTGGCAGCTCGCCACCAACGGCCCCATCACGATCGGCACCACGGGGCTCGCGTTCGAGCTGGTGGGCGGCAAGACCGGCGTGACGGCCGGCACGTACCGCAGCGTCACCGTCAACACTCGCGGCCAGGTCACCGGCGGCACGAACCCGACGACGCTTGCGGGCTACGGCATCACCGACGCCCTACCGCGCTTCACGACCGGCCAGGCTCTGCCAACGACCAACATCGGCCCGATCTGGCACGACGATTACAACTCGCTCATGACCTGGCAGGCATTCACCGCCAATGGCGCCAATTACACGGGCTACGCGAGCATGCTGGTGGGCAATCTGCTGGCGGATACCCAGCCGACCCCGCGCGCTGGTTACGTGCGCTCGGGGGCGTCGAACCTCTCCCGGACGACATACGCCGCGCTGCGTGCGTGGGCCATGCACAACGGCATCCTGGTTGCTGCCGCCACCTGGGCGGCCGGCATGATCGCTATCAAGGACAACGCGGACGGCACCACCTTCGCGGCCTATGACGTGCGGGGCGAATTCCCTCGCTTCTGGGATGACGGACGGGGCGCGGATAGCGGCCGGGGCTTCGGCACGTGGCAATCCGGTTCGCCTGTCGTGCATGACGACGTGGGCGGCACTGCGAGCTTCAACATTGCGGCGCTTGGCGACGGCTCGAACGTGGCCTGGTCGAGCATCGCCGATCCGTGGGTCGGCACCTTCCCGCTCACGATGTACGACGCCTCGGCCGCGAGCTTCGTTGATGCCAACAATAAGGGCTTCATCAACATGAGCCGCCCGCGCAACGTCGCGTTCCTCCCCTGCATCAAATACTGACCTGACGCCATGACCGACACCGTCTACCACTACCATCCGACCACCGGCGAATACGCGGGCAGCTCGCCGGCGGACCACTCGCCGCTCGAATCGGGCGTCGTGCTCATTCCAGCGCATGCCACGACCCAGGCGCCGCCCGCCGCCAGCGCGCGCGAGGTGGCCGTGTTCAGCGACCGCAGCTGGAGCATCGAGGTCGATTGGCGGGGCGTCGCCTTGTTCTCCAAGGCTGACGGCTCCGCCATCACCATCGCCGACATTGGCACCACGCCGGCGGACGTGAACGCCACCGAAACCGCACGGCCCAGCTCTGCGCACGTCTGGACAGCCGGGAAGTGGATCGAGGACGCCCAGCGGAAGGCCGCGCTGCTAGTGGCCCTGAAACAGCGCCTGTGCGACCAGCTCGACGCCGCGGCCGACGCGGTACGCCTGGCGGTGGTCGGCGATCCGCTGCGCGTGGTGGAGTACCAGCGCGCCGCCGAAGAGGCACAGGCCTACCAGGCCGCCGGCTACGCGGGCGACGTACCGCTGTCCGTCAAGAGCGCGGCCGATGCCAAGGGCGAGAGCGCCCGCCAGGCCGCCGACGACATCCTGGCGATGCACGCGGCGTGGAATGCCGCCCTGTACGACATTCGCGCCCGTCGCCTCGCTGGCAAGGAGGAGATCCGCAGCGGTGCTGCGGAGGACGCCGCCCGCGCGGCAGCCGACCGGGCGATTGCCGGTGTACGCGGCGTGCTGACCGCCATGAGCGGGGCGCTGGCATGAGCAGCATTCAGCTTCTGTTCACCGCCACCAATGGCGCCCTGAGCTGGGCGATCCGGGCGTGCACCTGGTCGACATGGAGCCATGTTGGGCTGGTGGCTGGCGACCAGGTCATCGAGTCGATGCCCGGGCACGGCGTGCGCCGCGTGTCGCTGGCCGGGGCCATCCAATGCGCGGACCGACACGAGCTGGTGACGATCCCCGCGCGCGACCCGGCGCGCATCATCGCGGCGGCGGCCGGCCAGATCGGCAAGCCCTACGACTATGAGGCCATCGTCGGCCTGAGCCTGCACCGCGACTGGCAGCAGGCCGATGCGTGGTTCTGTAGCGAGCTGGCGGCCTGGGCTTTCCATGAGGCCGGCGAACCGCTGTTCCGCGCGGACTGCGTGCGGCGCGTGACACCGCAGCACCTGTGGATGCTCGCCCCCCTCAATTCGTCGGCCGCCGGCGACGCCTTGTTGTAGCGCGCGCAGCCACAACAGCACACGCGCGACTTCCTCGCGCGTGCGCAGCATCCTCCATGCACGTCCCAATACACCGTCGGACACTCCTGGAGGACTGCATGCCAACCGACTATCACCACGGCGTGCGCGTCGTTGAACTCAACGACGGCACACGCCCCATCCGCACCATCGAGACCGCCGTGACCGGCATCGTCTGCACCGCCGACGACGCCGACGCGGCCGCCTTCCCGCTCGATACTCCCGTCCTGCTGACCAACCCGCAAGCCTCCATCGGCAAGGCTGGCGACAAAGGCACGCTGGCCCGCACACTCGATGCCATCACCGATCAGACCAACCCGCTGACGATCGTGGTGCGCGTCGCCGGCGGCGCTTCCGAGGCCGAGACCACCTCCAACCTGATCGGCACCACCAACGCGGCCGGCCGCTACACCGGCATGAAGGCGCTGCTGTCCGCGCGCAACCGCTTCGGCGTCGCGCCGCGCATCCTGGCCGTACCGGGGCTCGACAGCCTGCCCGTGGGGACCGAACTGGTCAGCATCGCGCAGAAGCTGCGCGCCTTCGCCTACCTCTCCGCCTATGGCTGCCAAACCAAGGAAGAAGCCGTCGCCTATCGCAGCAACATCGGCCAGCGCGAAGCCATGGTGATCTGGCCCGAGTTCGTGGGCTGGGACACCGCCGCCAACGCTGAGACCACCCTGTGGGCCACGGCCCGCGCGGTCGGCTTGCGCGCCAAGATCGACAACGAGACTGGCTGGCACAAGACGCTTTCCAACGTGGCCGTGGGCGGCGTAACGGGCCTGTCGCGCGACGTGTTCTGGGACCTTCAGGACCCGGCTACCGATGCGGGCTACCTGAACGCGCACGAGGTCACCACGCTGATCCACAGCGGCGGCTACCGATTCTGGGGCTCGCGCACGTGCAGCACCGATCCGCTCTTCCCGTTCGAGAACTACACCCGCACGGCGCAGGTGCTGGCTGACACCATGGCCGAAGCGCATATGTGGGCCAACGACCTACCGATGACGCCCACCCTGGTGCGCGATCTGCTGGAGGGCATCAACGCGAAGCTGCGCAACCTGACGCGCAACGGCTACCTGCTGGGCGGCGCCGCCTGGTACGACCCCGAGGCCAACAGCAAGGACACGCTCAAGGACGGCCAGCTCGCCATCGACTACGACTACACGCCGGTGCCACCGCTGGAGAACCTGAAGTTCCGCCAGCGCATCACCGACCGCTACCTGATGCAGTTCGCCGAAGCCGTCAAGGCGGCTTGAGCTGCGTCCCACCACCTCACAAGGAATCCCGATGGCCCTGCCACGCAAACTCAAACACTTCAACGTCTTCGCGGATGGTGTGAGCCACGCCGGCGAATGCGAAGAACTCACCCTGCCCAAGCTCGCGCGCAAGCTGGAGGAATACCGCGCCGCCGGCATGAACGGCCCGGTCGAGATCGACATGGGCAACGAGAAACTGGAGATGGATACCACCTACGGCGGCCTGATGCGCGAAATCCTCAAGCAGTACGGCATCACCACCGTCGACGGCGCCATGCTCCGCTTCGCCGGCTCCTATGAGCGCGAAGACTCCAAGGACGTTGATGCGGTGGAGATTGTGGTGCGCGGCCGGCACACCGAAATCGACTTCGGCGCTGCCAAGGCCGGCGACAAGGGCGCCTTCAAGGTCAAGTCGTCGCTGTCCTACTACAAGTTGAGTGTCAACGGCGAAGTCTGGTGCGAGCTGGATTTTGTGAACTTCATCGAAATCATTTTCGGGGTTGATCGCCTGGCCGCGCAACGCCGCGCCATCGGCCTCTAACCCGGGCGCCGCCCACCGCGCCCGGGCGGGCCGACCTGCCCGGGCACACCTAACCTCTTCATCGCTTTGAGCACCATGGAAAAAAAAACCGCAACCATCGTCCTGGACACCCCCATCACGCGTGGGGAACAGACCATCAAGAGCATCACCGTGCGCAAGCCGGGCGCCGGCGAGCTGCGCGGCGTGAGCCTGATGGACCTGATGCGCATGGACGTGACCGCCCTGCACACGGTGCTGCCGCGCATCACGGACCCGACGCTGACCCCGGCAGACGTGAGCAAGATGGACCCCGCCGACCTGACCCAGCTGGCCGTCGAGGTGACCGGTTTTTTGCTGACGAAGGCACAGCAGCTGGACACCTACCCGACCGAGTCGAAGACGCTGCCGCCGACATCGGCGTAGTTTTCTCTTTCCGCCTGGAGGAGCTGTACGCCATGGGTATCGTTGAGCTGATGGAGTGGCGCGAGCGCGCGCGCGAACGTAGCGGGGCCGAGGAATGAGCGACGCCCGCCGTCTGCGCCTGGAGGTGGTGCTGGCCGCCGTGGACAAGGCCACGCGGCCGTTGCGCAACCTGATGGGCGCCAACAACGACCTGGCCCGAGCCGTGAAGGCCACGCGCGCCCAGCTCAAGGACCTGGAGCGCACGCAGGCTGGCATCGACAGCTTCCGCAAGTTGTCCCGGGACGCGGCTATCACCAGCACCCAGCTGAAGACGGTGCGCGGGCGGGCCGACGAGCTGGCCCGCCAGCTGAAGGCCACCGGCGAGCCATCGGCCGCGCTCACGAAGGCCTTTGAGGCCGCCAAGCGGGAAGCACAGGCACTCAAGACCCGGCAATCGGAATTGTCTGAGAAGCTGCACCAGGTGCGCGGGCGGCTGGCGGAGGCCGGCGTCGGCACGCAGAACCTGGCGCAGCACCAGCGCGCACTGCGCAGCCGCATCGCCAGCACCAACGAGCAACTGGAGACGCAGACGCAGCGCATGGCGGCCGTGACCGCGCAGCAGCGCCGCATGGCCGCCGCGCACCAGGCGGCGGACAAGGTGCGCGCGCGTGCCGGGAGCGTGGCCGCCGCCGGCGCGGGCGCCACCGCGGCCGGCATGGCGGCCGGCGCCCCGTTGCTCAAGGGCCTGGGCGAAGCCAAGCATTACGACCTGGAGAAGCTGCGCATTGGCGCGCTGGGCCTGGGAGACCCGTCCACCAAAGACGCGCTGGCCTTCGCCGAGCAGATGAAGGCCTACGGCGTCAGCCAGGTTGAGAAGGCCGAGCTGATGCGCGACGCATTGAGCGTGTTCGCGGACACCCATCACGCCGAAATGGTGATGCCGACGCTGGCCAAGATGAAATTCGCCAATGCTGCCGTGTTCCGCCAGGCCGAAGGCGCGGAGAACGAACGCAAGTTCGTGGACATGTTGAAGGTGATCGAGCTGCGCGGCGGCCTGGCGAGCGAAGACGCGTTCAAGAAGCAGGCCGACATGGTGCAAAAGGTCATCAGCGCGACCGGCGGGCGCGTGCAGGCCGGGGAATGGCTCCAGGTCATCAAGCGCGGCGGCCTGGCCGCCAAGGGCATGGATAGCGAGGCGTTTTACTACACGCTGGAGCCGCTGGTGCAGGAGATGGACGGCGCCACTGTGGGCACCGCCATGATGAGCGCCTATCAGAACCTGTACCAAGGCAAGACCACCAAGCGGGCATTGCACAACCTCGACAAGTTCGGACTGATCGCCGATCGCAGCAAGGTCCAGGAGGACAAGGCCGGCCAGGTCTCGTTCATGGACCCGGGCGCGCTCAAGGGCGCGGAGCTGTTCCGCAAGAACCAATTCGCCTGGGTTGAACAGGTGCTGTTGCCGGCGCTGGCGGCCAAGGGCATCACCTCGAAAGCTCAGGTCCAGGACGCCATCGGCAGCATCCTGCCGAACCGCACCGCGTCCAACCTGATTTCGCAGATGGTCGTGCAGCGCGACCAGATCCACAAGAACATGCGCCTGAACTCGGGCGCCGCCGGGATCGACCAGCTCGAAGCGAAGGCCAAAGGCACCGCGCAAGGCCAGGAACTGGACACGCTGGCGAAGGTGCACGACTTGGAGAAGGCGCTGGGCGAAAAGGTCTTGCCGCTGTACGCGCGCGGCCTGGAGCTGGTCACCCAGGCCGCCGTGAGCGTCACTGCGTTCATGCAGGACCACCCGACGCTCGCCAAGGCCGCCGCCGTCGCGGTCGGTGCGCTGGCGGCCTCGCTGCTGGTGCTGGGGCCGATCATGCTGGCCGTGGCGTCCGTGCTGGGGCCCTACGCGATGCTGCACATCCTGTTCGCCAAGTTGGGCGTCACGGGCGGCGCGCTGTCGGGCGTGCTGCGCGGTCTGGCCGTCGCATTCAACGTGGTCATGCGTGCCGTGGCCGTGCTGGGCCGGGTGCTGCTGCTGAACCCCATTGGACTGCTGGTGACGGCGATCGCCGTGGCGGCCTACCTGGTCTACCGGTACTGGGAGCCCATCAGCGGCTTCTTCTCCGGGCTGTGGCAACAGGTGAAAGCGGCATTCGACGGCGGCATCACGGGCGTGTCCGCGCTGATCCTGAATTGGTCGCCGGCCGGCCTGTTCTACGGCGCGCTCGCGCCGGTGTTGCAGTGGTTCGGGTTCGACGTGCCGGCCAAGTTCACCGAGTTCGGCGCCAACATCGTGCAGGGCCTGGCCAACGGCATCCGCAGCGCAATCGGCTGGGTCACAGATGCCGTTTCCAGCGTGGCAAGCGGCGCGATCGCGGCCTTCAAAAGCCTGCTGGGCATCCACTCGCCCAGCCGCGTGTTTGCCGAGCTGGGCGGGTTCACCATGGCCGGCCTGGGCGAAGGCCTCACGCGCGGCCAGGATGGGCCGCTGCAGGCCGTGCAATCGGTGGCCGCCAGGCTGACCAGCATCGGCGCCGGTATTGCGATCGGGGCGGCGCCGGCCGTGGCGAGCCCGGTGCGCTTCGACACCCGGGCACCGCTGGTCGGCGGCCCGGGCCCGGCCAGCGCCGCGGCGCCGGCACCGGCCGCCCCCATCACCATCGTCATCAACCCACCGGCGGGGAGCGATGAACGGCTGATTGCGCGCCTGGTGGAAGACCGGTTGCGCCAGCTCGAAAACCAACGCGCGGCGCGTGGGCGCTCGCGCTTCACCGATACGGATTGACCATGATGATGGCGCTGGGGCTGTTCGTGTTCAGCCTGGACACGGCCCCCTACCAGGAGTTTCAACGCCAGGTCGGCTGGCGGCACCCGTCGAACAACCGCGTGGGCCGCCGGCCGGCCCGCCAGTTCACCGGGCAGGACGACGAGACGATTACGCTGTCCGGCAAGCTGCTGCCTGAGCTGACCGGCGGCGAGTGGACGCTGGCCGCCCTGGAGGCCATGGCGAATACCGGCGATGCATACACGCTGATCGAGGGCACCGGCCACTACTACGGGCAGTTCGTCATCGAGAGCATGGACGTGAAGCGTACCTACTTCTTCCAGGACGGCGCGGCGCGCGCGGTCGATTTCACGATCAAGCTGGCGCGTGTCGATGATGACCTGGCGTCCAAGGTCGTGACCACCGTGACGAGGGCGCTGTCATGACGGTCGAGATGCTCACCGGGGATGCGGAGCCGAAGCCCGTCTACCGGCTGAAGGTCGGCGACAAGGACATCACCGACCGCTTCCAGGACCGATTGATTGGGCTGACGCTCACGGACAACCCAGGCTTCGAGGCGGACCAGCTCGACATCGAGCTGGACGACAGCGACGGCCTGCTGGAGCTGCCGGCGAAGGGCGTGCGCCTGGCGCTGTCGATCGGCTGGGCGGATACCGGCGTCGTGAGCAAGGGCACGTTCAAGGTTGACGAGCTGGAGCACACCGGCCCGCCGGATCGCCTCACGATCCGCGCGCGCAGTGCGGAGCTGGACGGCGGCCTCACCACCAGGCGGGACAACTCCTATGCCGGCAAGACGGTCGGCGCCATCGTGCAGTCCATCGCCCAGCGCAACCGGCTCACGTCCATGGTCAGCAAGAAGCTGGCCGGCAAAGTCATCGAGCACGTGGACCAGACGGGCGAATCCGACGCCAATTTCCTCACGCGCCTGGCGCGCGATTTCGATGCGATCGCCACCGTGAAGAACGGGAAGCTTCTGTTCATCCCGGCCGGCGAGCCGACCAGCGGATCCGGCCTCGCCTTGCCCAAGGTGAGCATCACCCGCGCCGCCGGCGACACGCACACCTTCCTGGTTGCCGATCGGGAGAACTACAACGGCGTGAAGGCCCACTACCAGGACACCCGCGCCGGCACGCGCGGCGAAGTGGTGGTCGACGCTTCCAACGCCATCGTCACGAAAGAGAAGCAGGACGGCAAGGTCAAGAAGTCGAAGAAGAAAGCCGCGACGGTGGCCGCCCAGCCCAACCCGGATAACGCGCGCGTGCTGCGCCACACCTATGCATCGAAGGCCAACGCCGAACGTGCGGCGCGCGCCGAGTGGCGCAAGATTCAACGTGGCGTCGCGACCTTCACCATCACGCTCGCGCGCGGCCGGCCGGACCTGTTCCCCTCACTGCATGCGAGCGTGAGCGGGTGGAAGAAGGACATCGACAACACGCAGTGGAGCGTCGGCAAGGTGACGCACAACCTGAATGATCGCGGCTATACAAGTGCGCTGGAGCTGGAGATCCAGCCGGAGAAGCTGGAAGAATCGGGTACGGCCGCCGGGTGACGGCCCAGGCGGGGCGCCGTGTTGTGGCGGGAGCATCGACAACAGGCTGCTGGTGCGTTGCGCGCGCGCCCGAGGCATCCTGGTGCTGTAACAGCAGGAACAGCAATCCATGCAGGACATCCGTTGCGGCGCATGCCACCGCAAACTCGGCGAAGGCGAATACGTGCGCCTCACCATCAAATGCCCGCGCTGCGGGACGATGAACATCCTGAGGGCCGAGCGCCCCGCACCAGAAAGCCCGCGAGCTTCGTACAGTGGAGACCCCCACCCATGAACACGAACGCTCACGCCCACACGCAGCTCAATCACCTGCACCGTAGCAATGCCCTGGACGTGTTGCGCGGCCTGCCAGACGCATCGATCGACCTGGTGTTCACGGATCCGCCGTATTCGTCGGGCGGCCTGCATGTTGGCGCCCGCACGCAGGCGCCGCAGACGAAATACATCCACGCGGACGTGCGAACGCAGTACGCCACCTTCGGCCACGACAACAAGGACCAGCGTTCCTGGACGTTCTGGTGCATGACCTGGCTGACCGAGGCCTACCGCGCGACCAAGGACGGCGGTTACCTGGTGTGCTTCACCGACTGGAGGCAGTTGCCGAGCCTGACCGATGCCATTCAGGGCGCCGGCTACATCTGGCGCGGCGTGGCCGTGTGGGACAAGACGCCCGGCCGCACGCGCCCGCGCGCGGGCGGCTTCTCGCAACAGGGGGAGTTCATGGTGTGGGCGACGAAGGGGGCGATGCCGGCTGGCAGCCGTGTCTACCTGCCTGGCGTGTTCCAGGAACGCCTGCCTCTGCCCAAGCAGCACATGACCGAAAAGCCGCTAGCGCTCGCGCGCGCGGTCGTGCGCTTGGTGCCGCCGGGTGCCGTTGTGTGCGACCCGTTTGCCGGGGCGGGGACGTTCCTGGTGGCCGCCCAGGAGGCTGGCCACCAGTGGATCGGGTGCGAGCTGGAGCCCGCCTATCACGAGCTGGCGGTGCGGCGCTTGGCTGCGTCGCGTGCCACCTCCCAGGATGCGGCGCCACTGTCGGACGCGGAGCAAACGTAAAGCGTGTTGTCGCTCATTCGCGTCACGCTGCCGCGCGAATAAACCTTGCCATCATGCTGGCACGTGGCGGCGCTACCCGCGATCGCATTTGCGCTGCCGCTGGCCGGCGTGCCGGCCGATACTCCGACAGGTGTGAACACCGCATACCCGGCCGCTCCGCCGGCCGCCAGCGCGAGACCTACGGCTGCCACTACCCACCGGCGCACGCGCGTAAGCTGGCTTTCAACTGCCGTACAGCCGATACAGGGAGCGTTGGGAATCACCGGGTTCTCCTTCTCCGAAGATGCAGGGGCAGAACTAGTCTCGATAACTGGTTCCTCGCGCTCTTCGCGCTCCTCGGCAATCCACCGCTCCAGCGTTTCCATGACGGCTTTGAACTGGTTGCGGGGCAAGTCCCGTATCTCATCGAGCCCGAAATCGGTCAGGATGATGCGGTACACCTCCAGCTTTTCCATGCCGATCGCATCCATCACCTCGTGCACTTTCGAAGCGATCCGCCTGCGTTGTAGATCGTTGATTTTCCTGATGGGCTCGGGTGCGTAATCTCCCTTGCCGTTGTTGATTGTGATGACGTTGCTCAGGTGGTTGGTCGCCGATGCGCCATCGTGTGTGGCGTCGCCCGCGACAACCTGACCAGCATCCCCCTTCACTACAATATTTTCGTTTTGCATTGCTTGTACCGACTGCGAGTGCGCCGTGGTCGGGCGCAAAAAACTCCCTCCTGAAAAACGCTCCCCAAAAAAAGGCCCGCTGTGTGTTTGTTGTGTAGGCGGGCCTGCTACTGCCAGTGCTGGTCGGCGGTGTTGCGCGAGCGCGCACCGCTCGGATATCAGCGCTTCTTCTTCCCCGAACCCATATCGATGTTGGTTGGTCCGGTGTGATTGCCATCGATGTACTGGCCGACCTTGCCCTGTACCTTGATCGTGGCGCCAACTTGGGGCTGCATGCCACCAATCAGCGCGAGAACCCCGGCACGGCCGCGTGCGTCGAGCTGTCGGTAGCCGACAAGAACCATCTCTTCGTCTGGCGACGTGAGCCCCGAATCCCGGCGCCCTGTAACCACGTAGAGCACGTCAACGCCCACGCGAGCGACATCGTGCAGGAACTCAGCATTCGGCGTAGCTGTGCCTTTCTCCCAGGCCAACTGCGACCCCTTGGAGGCATTACCAATTGCGGCAAATGCGGGTTGTGAGAAGCCAAGGCGCTCGCGTTCCTCTTTCAGCCGCGCCCCGATAGAGGTTCGTTTTTCTGATCCTTCATCGTTGACTGGAGTTGCCCCTGTAACTCAGGACACGCGAACACCGTTAGGTTGATGACGCCGCAGCACGCCTGAACTCGCGAGGCGAGCGGTATTTCAGGGCTTTGTGCGGGTGACGCTCGTTGTAATGCTCAAACGCAACAGCCAGACGCGAGAGCGCCGTTGGCGCATCGGGCTTGTCCATATAGGCGACGTAATTGTGCTTCATGGTCTTCACGAACGATTCGGCCATGCCATTGCTCTGCGGCGAACGCACGGGCGTGGTCAGCGGCTCCAGGCCCAGCTCGCGCGCAAAGCGGCGCGTGCGGTGGTCGATGTAGGCCGAGCCATTGTCCGTCAGCCATTCGATGGGCAGAGCAGCCTGCGTGGTGCCGAAGCGCTGTTCGACCGCAGCCAGCATCACGTCACGCACTACGTCGCCACTATGTCCGCCTGTGGTTGCCGCCCAGCTAATCGCTTCTCGGTCGCAGCAGTCCAACGCGAACGTTACGCGCAGCGGCGTGCCATCGTCGCACCGGAATTCGAAGCCATCCGAGCACCAACGAGCATTGCTCCGGTCCACGGCCACCCGGCCGTCGTGCCGCCGCTTGTCTCGACGCACGCCAGGACGGCGCAGCAGCAACTGATGCTCGCGCATTACGCGGTAGACGCGCTTGTGGTTGATGCACGGCGCGCCGACCATCTCTCGACTGCGTCGCAGCAGTGCCCAGATGCGCCGGTAGCCGTAGGTCGGCAAGTGCGCCACATGGGCCAGGATTTCCTCGACCAGTTCCGTGTCGTCGGTCAGCTTGGCACGGCGACCATCTTGCCAACCGGACGAGCGAACCTGTTTCACGGCCACACCAGAGCGCGCCACGCCGAGAACTTCGCAGACCGTTTTCAATGGTCGTCCCCTGGCAACAAGGGCGAGCGCGCAATCAGGTTTTTTGACCGACCCCACTCGACGGCTTCTTTCAGGATTTCGACTTCCATCGTTTTCTTCCCGAGTAGCCGTTGCAGTTCCTTGATTTCCTTGATGGCTGCGGCCAGCTCCGATGCAGGCACAACGGTTTCGCCCGCTTGCACTGCCGCCAGGCTGCCTTCCTGGTATTGCTTGCGCCAGCCGAACACCTGGTTCGGGTTCACGCCGTGCCGCCGCGCCACGGCAGACACCGATGCGCCCGGTGCCAGCGTTTCCTGCACGATGGCGATTTTTTCCTGTGCCGTGCGCCGACGACGGCGCTCCGGCTCGGTCAGAATTTCGATGGGTTCCACGTAATGACTAGGCTTACTGATAGGCACAAGACTATCCCTTATTTTAAGAGTGTCCTTGTGTCCTCAGATACGTGGGGCCGCTCCATTGACTATCTCAGTTTTCTGTACCATACTCGCCATGTAGTGCATCACTAACTCGTTCAAGTATATCGCCATGACTACGCCCAAAGTCCCGCTGTCCAGAGCGCCACGCGGTGTTCTCAGCGAAAAGCCGGTCTGCATGCGTCTGCTGCCAGAGGAACGCCAAACACTGGAGCGGATGGCGCGAGAAGAAAAGCGCTCCATTTCGAGCTTGGCCCGCCTCGTTCTGCTTGCCGGAATTCCGCATTACAAGGCCGGCACGCCCCGTACACCGTGACCCCTCTGACCTCACGCAAGACAGACATGTATCCCGACCCGAAGCGGGTGCGCGACCACCGCATCACCATCCGACTTGACGACTACGAATTCGCCTTTTTCATCTCCCTGGCCAACCTCATCGGTGAGCAACCTGCGGCGCTCGCCCGCCGCGTCTTGCTCAGGGAAGCAACCCAACTGTGCTCCAGTGATTCCACTGTAGAACCGCGCAGCGCTTAATTGAAGTAGCCAAGTAGCCGCTGAAACGATGTCGGAGATTGAGCTGTGCATCACCGAAGAAGAGCTGCAGGTGTTGGAGCAGGTGCGCCGACAGCAAGGCCTTGCTTCCACTCAACAGGCCGCTGAATGGCTCGTGAAGACATCCCTTAGAAACACCGCCGAACGTATGACCGGCAAGCGCCGTTCCCTGCGGCTCGTAGTTCCCCTGGAGATCAAGCAATGAAAATGACGTGCCCACATTGCGCCGCTCGCATGCAAATCCGCACCAGCCGCGTGATTTCGCTGCTATCGCGCGAGCTCTATTTCCAGTGCCCTGACGTGGAATGCGCATACACCTGCGCCGCGATCCTGTCCTGCGTGCGCACCATTGCGCCGAGCATGAAGCCGAACCCGAAAGCCTACGTCCCTGTCGGGCGCACCCGTCTGTTGCCCCAGAACCCGCGCCAGCTCGACCTGCTACCCAGCTGACCAGCTGACCGCGTAGCCCCCTAATCCTCGTTCCCCTCGCGTCTGTTTTCGCGCCTTGCAAGGCGTGAGGGGTTTTTTTTGCCTGAAGAAAAGGAGTTGTCTATGGCAAGCCTTCTCACCTCCCTGTTATCCGTCGCCAAGATTGAGGTCAAAGCCGTGCGCTTCGCCAGGTATGACGCTATTGGCGGAGTGGGCGTCTTCGCCACGCAGCGCGTCACTATCCACATGAACGACCGCACGACTGTTGTGCTGACGCTTCACCTGGACGAAGGCTGCAAGGCACTGGCCGCCGGCGAAGTCGTAGTGCTCCCGTCGCTCGACGAGGTGGCCGAATGAAGCCCTTCCTTGTCCGCATTGCCACCAGCGGCCGGCGCCTGTCGGTGCCCACATTCGCCGCATCGAGCTTCGACGCAATCGTTCGCGTGTTGGGCGTCCTGGAGGCACAGGGGATGCACGTTTGCAGCGGTAGCGCTCGACCGATCAGGGGGGGCGCATGACCGCCGCTCAGATCGTTGTCCTCGCTGGCACGCTGGCGGCCATGGTTGCCACCGTCGGGGTGTTCTGCGTTTGGATGGCTCACAACGCGATGCCCATCGAGCAGCCGAATCACGGCGGCCGCCGCCACGCCTTGTTCGCGGCGGTGGTGCCTGTCGTCGTTGCCGTTGCTGCGCTGTGCCTCTTTCGGGAGGTGCTGTGATGCTCGCACTCGTTGACCTGTGGATGTTGGTGTCGGCCATGGTCGCGGTCGCGCTGATGAATTACGACCAGCGCACCCAGCGCTGGGGCGCGCTGGTCGGCCTGCTGGGCCAGCCCGCCTGGCTGTATCTGACGCACGTGAGCGGCGAAGGTGGGATGTTCACGGTCACCGTCTTCTTCACGCTGTGCTACGGCCACGGCGTGTGGAAGGGCTTCTTCTCCGGAGGCCGGCGCCATGGCTAAACACACAGCCACCGAGGCGGACGTGCGGTGGGCTCATCGCTTCCTGCGTCTGACCACGCCCTACGAGGCGATGCCGCCCCAACTGCGTGCCGCAGTCACCGCCGCCGCAAGCGCGCTGGCGCCCAAGTTCCGCTGGCGCCCGACCAATCCGCCCAGCGTGGATCTGAAGCGCCGCGCCGCCGGCGACCTGGACGACTGACCTTCCCCGATCCATGACCATGAAAAAGACCATCACTTTCGAGATTGACAGCGCCAGCTTGCCTGGCTGGACGGACGAGTACGTCGCCGCGCTCTGGTACATCGCGCAGTTTCAGCCGGAAGCCCATGGCGACCGAGCAGCCGGCGAGTTCGCCGAGCTGGTTGGTCGCGAAATCATCCAGCGCTGGATGCGCGGTGTTCCGGTGCCGGTGTGGAACATCCAGGGCCGCCACCACTACCACCAGCAGCTCACGCGCTTTGCGCGCTGGAACGGCAACGACTGGGAGGCCAAGCCCGCCGTGGCCGAGCCGTCCGTGCCGGAGATCCTGTGATATGCCCAAGTTTGAGGTCTACCCGATCACCAACGCCGGCGCGCGCGCTGGAGACAGCGTGTTCGTCAATGCAGCAGATACGAAGCGCGCGGCCGTGGCCGGCAAGTACTGGTTGAGTGTCGTGGGCCGGCGCGCGCGATATGTGCGCGCTGTGCCGTGGTACCCCGAGCGCGATCTGTCCATGCTGGGTTACGTCCGCCGCAACCAGAGGGAGCGGGTATGAAGCAACTCCATCTTCAGTTGGCAGCGCCCGAAGCCTTGGACCGATTCCGCATCTTCCGCCACGGCCAACGGGTCTCCTACGGCGATGTCAGCCGGCACATGCGCATGCTCAAGCGTGCAGGCCGCTGGGCCGAGCTGGACGAGCTGGTCGAGATTGCCGCCGAGATGTTCGGTGCGCCGGAGTGGCGACGAGTGCTTGCGGCATGGAAAGCCGGCAACGACTCGGGCGTCAAGCGCAGCCCGTGGCGCGAAGACGAGGTGGGCGCATGAGCATTCTCGTTCTTCCGCTGCGTGGGGAGTACTTCGACCAGGTCCAGGCTGGCACCAAATGCGAGGAATACCGCCTCTGCACACCGTACTGGCGTCGGCGCCTGGAGGGGCGGACCTTCGACGGTATCGAGCTGACGCGCGGCTACCCGCGCAAAGGCGATAGCGCCCGCCGCCTCTCTCGCCCCTGGCACGGCTACATCACCAAGACCATCACCCACCCGCATTTCGGCCCCGCGCCGGTACTGGCTTTTGCCATTCGAGTAAACGCAACACCGGAGACCATCTGATGGCCTCAATTGAAGAACTGAAGCTACGCATCGACCTCCACGACCTGGCCGAACGGCTGGGCATCAAGCGCGGCACCGGCGGTGACAAGGCGCTCTATCACTCGCCGCTGCACGCAGACAAGAACCCGTCGCTCTCCATCTTCGTCAACCATCCCAAGCACGGCACCGGCTGGAAAGATCACAGCTCGGGTGAAGGCGGCACCTGCATCGACCTGGTCATGCTTTCCCGCGGTGGCGACGTGTCCGAGGCGGTGAAGTGGTTGCATGAGACGTACGCCATCCCGTTCGACAAGCCGGCCGGCCAGCAAGAGCGCCGCGAGAAGTCCAAGGTGGAATACATCGCCGATCGATGCCACGCTGACCGCGAGCACGCCCGTGAATACCTCAAGGGCCGCGGCATCTCCGACGCCGCGATCGATGCCGCCTTCCGTGCCCGCACGCTGGGCTACAACGCCTGGACGAGCGCACGCCTTCAGCCGGGTGAAGTCGGCTACGGCGGGCCTGCCGCTGCCTTCATCGTCAAGTCGCTGAACCCGGGCCATGTGGTGGCCGTCGACATGCGCTACCTAGACCCGGAGCAGAACGGAAAGGTCAAGACGCAGAGCCAGGGCGAGAAGTCGGGCTACGGCTGGACCTCCGACCCTGCGCGTCTGGCGCGTGCCCGCCGTGTGTTCCTGGTCGAGAGCGCCATCAACGCGCTGTCGATCGACACCTGCAATCTGCCTGGCGCAGCAGCATTGGCGCTGCGTGGCCTGTCCAACGTCGACGGCATCGACTTCTCGTTCCTCCAGGGCAAGCAGTGCGTCATCTGCATGGACAACGACGAACCGTTCGAGCACGGTCACCCGCGCGCCGGCCAGCGCCCCGGCCCCGAAGCCGCGTGGGTGCTGTATGAGCGGCTGACCGCGATGAACATCAGCGCCGTCCTGGTCGACCAATCCGAATGGGTGGTTGGGCTGAACGACGATAAAACTGCGGCCGAGTCGATCAACGATGTGAACGACTACCTGCAGGCGCGCGGCCCCGAGCTGCTCGGCAAGGCGCTGGACAAGTTCGAGCCCTGGGTCATTGCCGGCATGGCTGGCGACCACACGCGCAAGGGCCGACCGCGCGTGTACCTGCCGGCGCACGACTTCGCGCAGTACTGGCGCTTCCGCGTGAAGCCCGACTTCACCAGCTACATCACCAAAATGGACCGACGATCCGAGGGTGACGACGATGTGGAAACGCCGGTCTACACCGACCTCTGTGGTTTCCGTATCGCCTCCATCAGCCGCGTGTCGGTGGCCAGCGCCACGTCGACCATGACGGGCGACCCTGACCAGTCACCCACGGTCTATTTCGCGGTGTCTGTGCAGGCGCCACGGCACGGCCCCAAGCTGATCCGCCGGGTGATGCTGGACGACCAGCTCCACAACACTGACCTGTGGGGCAAGTTCGGCCCGATCTGGGCGCCGGCACCATTCAAGCGCATGGTCAACATCCTGGAGCGCACGGCCGACCTCGGCGCGCGCGATGCCGCCAATTTCGTCGGCCTGGCCTGGCGCGACGGCCGCCTGATCGTCAACGAAGGGCCGGACTGCTACTTCACCGAGCCTGAGAAGCAGTGCCCGTACCACAACCTCACCTTCCCGTCTGGCCCCGCACAGGACGCCCGCAAGGTGCTGCTGTCCTTCCAGGACACGTTTAGGCAGAACGCGGCCACCATCCCCCTGGTGTGGGCGCTGGGCGGGCACCTGAAGGCGCTGCTTGGCTTCTGGCCACATATGACAGTGCAGGCCGACAAGGGCGCCGGCAAGTCGACGCTCATCAAGCGCCTGGAGCGCGCGCTGGCCTTCACGATGTTCTCCGGCCAGAGCCTGCAGACCGAGTTCCGGCTGCTGACCAGCGTGTCGCACACGAGCCATCCCGTGGGGTGGGAAGAGCTGTCAGCACGCCGGCAGGAGATCATCGACAAGGCCGTGGGCCTGCTGCAAGAGAACTACCAGTACACCGTCACCAAGCGCGGCACCGAGATGACGGAATACCTCATCAGCGCGCCCGTGATGCTGGCCGGTGAAGACGTGCCCGTGCGCAGCCTCCTGGGCAAGCTGGTGCGCACGACGCTGACCGGCAAGAAGGGGCCGATGATGCCCAACGACCTGCCGCGCTTTCCCGTCAAGCAGTGGCTGCAGTTCCTGGCCAGCCTGGACAAAGCTGTGGTGATGGCCGAGTACCAGAAGATCCACGCCTACTGCATGAAGATGGCCCGCGCTTCGGGCCAGGATGACGGCGCCAATCGCATGCTGACCAACTACGCGGCCGTCATGCTGGCGTGGCGCTACCTGGCCGAGTTCGCCGGGGTAGACCACAGCACCGGCAACTTCATCAACGACCTGCTGGCCGAGATGAACACGCACATCGCCGAAACCAGTGCCGACCGTGAGCCGTGGGTGTGGATCATGGAGACGGCGCTGTCTGAGGTCGATGCCGGCAAGTTCACCTTCCCCCACGCCTTCGACACCGTGAACGGCGAGCACTGCATCCTGCTGCGCACCAGCCACATCATGGACCACATCGCGCACACCAATTCCCTGCGCGAGAAATGGAACAGCCTGCCGGTGAAGTCCGACCGCGTGTTCAAGAAGCAGCTCTATGGCGCCGGCGTGGTGGCGGGTGAGAAGGAGATCGAGCGCACGATTTTCAGCCGGCGCGTGGGACACCTCACTCCGATCTCGCTGCAGCGCCTGGCCAACTACGGCCTGTCGGTCGCCATCAAGGAGGATCTCCATGCGCACGCCTGACGCACACTTGGCGCTGCTGGCGCCCACCTGTCGACCGATGCACCAGCCGACACGCTACGCGACGCTGCAGGACCGCCGCCAGCGTGTGTTGTTGATCGCCATCGAGCAGGGCGACCAGGCGCTGGCCACCGCCGCGCTCGCTGAACTGGGCGCTCTGATGGGGAGCATGGTGATGCGCTACCCGGCTTTCTCCCCGCTCCACGCGGCCGTAGGCCGCTTCGTCACCTGCGCCCCGGCGCACTTCAGTCTGCCGGCCAGCGGCCGCGCTATGGCCCTGCATGGTGCCCACATGGTGCTGTGCGGTGGCGTTCTGCAGATGGCAGGGCGTGGCGTCAGCGTCGACGTGCTCGCCATTTCCCCCGCCCCCCCTTCACGAGAGAGCCGGCCGGGAGCCTTCGGCGTAGCGCTCGAAGCGAGGGGGGCGCATAGCTTTTCCCAATGGGGTAGCACAGGCATCGCAAAAAACCCGTGGAAATCGCCCCTCGGTGGCGCTAAGTCCTTGATTCTGGAAGCGATGCATCCCACAAGTTGCCCACGTTTTTCCACGGGTTGCCATGGATTTTCCACAGGTCGCATTTCGGCCGCTCGCCGCCCGCCCCTCTCTTTCTCTCTCTCTAAATTATTGAAAAGAAAGAGAAAGAAGCAGAGAGATAGACAGGCAAGGCGCGCGCACAGGCATCCACGGGTCGGGAGCGTTTTTCCAAGGGTTTTTGCATCTGCCTATTTTTTAATCCACGGGTTCCACGGGTCGGAAAGGGCTAACCCGTGGAAATCCGCGGGAAATAAATCCTTTGAAATCAATGCATTAAGCCTTCACGAATGTGTATCCACGGGTCCACAGGTTGCACTGCGTGTGCTCCCCCTGCGTGAGGTGCATCCGTGATGGATTACCTGGACCGTGAGCAACTCCGCGAGTTGGTCGGAAGCCCCCAGCGCGCCAGGCAAATCGCCTGGTTGTCGCGTGAGGGCTGGCCGTTCGTGGTGAACAGCAAGGGCCGTGTACTGGTGTCGCGGGCGTATCATGCTCGCCGCCTGGGCATCGCCCCGCAGGCCACGGCATCGGCAAGCAAGCCGGGCCGGACCCCAATCAACCTTGATGCGCTGTAATGGGACGCAAGCCTTCAAATCCTGGCGCGATTCCGCGCTTCCGCACCCGTCGTAATACCGACGGCACGCTGCGCTACTACTACGAGCACGATGCGGTCGACGGCAAGCGTAAGGTCGAACCGCTCGGCACAGATCGCGTCAAGGCATTGCAGCGGTGGGCCGAGCTGGAGGGCAAGCGTACCCCGTCACCCCACCGGGATGTCTACACGTTCTCCGACGTGGCCAAGGAATACCGGAAGCGCGAGCTATCGTCGAAAGCGGCTGAAACGCAGCGCCAATACGACATCTACCTGACCCGGCTGACCGCGTCCATGGCCGACAAGCCCGTGGACGAGATCACGCCGGCCGATGTCGCCGATATCTGGCAATCCACCCGCGACAAGCGCGGCACGGTGACGGCAAACCGAACGAAGGCCACGCTGTCCGCGGTGCTCAATTGCGGCAGACTATGGGGCATGATGAAGGCGCCCAACCCATGCACAGGTGTGCGCGGCAAGAAAGAAGCGGGTCGCAAAGCCGTACTCATCAACGACGAGCTCTACCAGTCTGTGTACGACGTGGCCGATCAGCCGCTGCGCAATGCGATGGACTTGGCCGACCTCACCAGCCAGCGCCCCGGCGACGTGCTGCCCATGTCGGAGGCCAACATCAACGGCAACCTGCTGTACGTGCATCAGCAGAAAACCGGGGCCATCGTTGTAATCGAGATCGTCGGCAAACTGGCCGCCCTTATCGAGCGGTTGCGCGCCTGGTGCGGCACCGAAATCGTGAAATCGCCTTACCTGATCCGCGACGAGCGCGGCGCACGCCTCACGCGCGGCCAGCTCCGCTCGCGGTTCGACAAAGCCCGCGAGAAGGCCGGCATCGACAAGAAGGATTTCCAGTTCCGCGACCTGCGCGCCCGTGGTGTGACCAACAAGGTCGTCACCGAAGGCCTGGAGGCCGGCCAGCGCCTGGCAGGCCACAGTGGGCCGGGCATGACCGCCCACTACACACGCGGCACGCGACCTGTGAAGCCGTCGCGCTGAAGAATTGCGAACGTCCGACCCAGATTGCGAACGTCAAAGAAAAGCGGCTTCCCACTGGGAAGCCGCTTCGGTATTGGTGCCGGCTGCAGGACTCGAACCCGCCACCTGATGATTACAAAGCCCCTGAAATCAACATGTAAAACAATGACTTATAGCGATCTCGCGTTCGCAAAAGCATCGCGAATGCGTGCCGGCACCCCGCGCCGCCGCAGGAAAGGCCATCGAATTGCGAACGTGCCATTGCACACGACCAGGCATGTCATGCCTAGTGGGTCTCTCGATGAGCGACCGCTATCTGCACCCAAAGGCGGTCGCCAACAACGCGATGAGGCAGCCTGCGAAATCTGCGACCGCTCTACAGCCTCTTTGCGCTGCAGCATTACGAGATGCCTCAAAGTACGCCCCCTCTCGCACGGAAGGCATTGCTTAAATTTTGATCATCACCTGCATAACCTGCAGAAATCACCTGCACCTGCATGGCCTGCAGTTATAATTGCTCCCATTGCCACCGGGAGGTCACATGTCCGCACTTGCAAAAATCCTAGAAACACATCAGAAGGTGGTCGAAGAGGGCTTTGTCCGCGACGGCGCCCTGCGCTATCGGAGCTACGCGGTCTCGACCTTGCGGGGCGGCGTAGGCAAGTCCACCCTTAGCTTCAACCTCGCCTACGAGATGGCGGCACAGCGATCGTTGCTCATTGCTGACATGTGCGCGCAATGCAATCTCAGCGAAAACCTTCTGCGTAACGCAGATCCCGAAGTGACGATCGTTAGCGCCCTCCAGCCGATGCTTCTGGGCCCAGCATTTGGTACGAAACCAAGCGATCTGTCATATCGAGTGTCGTCATATTGCGATGCATTTAAAACGAGAAAGCCTGCGTACTGCATCCCAGGAAACGCCGAGATGTTCTCGTTCCCATCGACCCTCTACCAACAGCTGCAGCTTGCGCACTCTGGCACCGGCAATCAAAAAGTTAAGGCGGTCAAAGCTCTTCTTGAGTCACTCAAAGTAATTTTGGATGAGGAGTGCAAAGCAAAGAATTTGGACGGGATTCTTATGGACACCAGCCCCTTTTATGCTGGGGGAACTCACTTGGCTTGGTGCGCCGCAGACGCAATCATTATCCCGGTCCGGGTCGACGAGCACTCGATCGATTCGCTTGAGCTGACTTTGGAACTGCTCGCCAATGATAATAAGGACTTCGCTTTGTGGAACCAGCGCGCTGGTGGCCGTGAAACGCCAAAGGTGGCCGCAATCGTGATGACGATGGTGGGTTCCAAGAGCCAACAAAAAGCGACCCCGGACCGCGCATCCCGCATGTATATTGAGCGGGCCCTAAGTATTGCCGAGCAACATCCCACCCTCTTCGGCTACGACGACCCGGCGGATGCATTCGTTATTACCGACGACTTCGTGTCTTCTGGCCGAATCAGCGGTGCCAAAAGTATCCCGATTTCACGTCTTAAAGTAGGTAGCTTCCACATGGTCGAAGGCAAGCGACTTCAGGTCAACTCTTCTGCAGAACGCTACCAAAAAGAGCTTGCCTACCTAGTGAGCATTCTTTAGGCAACTGCCATCATTTGATGTTTCTGCTCCGATTTATCGCACATGACATCCAGCTTCCGGGTCTACATTGACGAGGCCGGCGACGAGGGCTTCAAGTTTCTTCCACACCACAATGGAAGCTCACGCTGGTTTGTGCTCTCGGCTGTTGTTGTGCGGCGTGAGCGAGATCTCGAACTTGTCCAAATGGCAAAAGACGTCCGGACATTGCTGAACAAGGAGCCGAAATATGCCCTCCACTTCCGCAATCTGAAGCACGAACAGCGTGTTCCGTTTGCGCGGCGCATCGGCGAGTGTGCTCTGCGACACGTAAGCATTCTGGTGCACAAACCATCTATCGCCGACCCGGAGAACTTCCAACAAGAAGCGTTTTCGCTATACAGATATGCGACGCGGCTTCTCCTGGAGAGAGTCAGCTGGCTATGCCGCGATCGCCGACTGCCAGGGGATGGGAACGGGCAAGCAGAGTTGATCTTTTCGAACAGGTCGGCCATGTCCTACGAGGACCTGCGCGAGTATCTGCGCAAACTGCAGGGGATGGGGGATGTTCGTATTCATTGGCCGAGCATAGATCCGGCCGCAGTGAAAGCAGTAAGCCACGAGCGGCTGGCGGGGCTACAGATCGCTGACGCTGTTGCGACTAGTGTGTTCTATGCAGTCCACAGGACGCAGTATGGTGAGATCGAAGAAAGTTACCTACGACACCTTTCGAGGAACATCTACCGCAATCAGCAAGCGGTGAACGGGTACGGGCTGAAATTCTGGTGTGAGGAGCAGGAGGAAGTACAGCGCGTGCTTGCGATAGTCGCAAACTAGATAGAGGGGTGGTTGCAGGCCCCGGATTCGAGGATCCCACCCATTCGGGCTGCCGCCTTTCGACGACCTCTACAAGCTCCGCGCTTGCCTGCAACGGCTCGAAGTATATGACGGGGGCAGGGTTTCGACAATCTCAAGTTGTCGCAACGCCACTAGCCCCCTGGCCCAGTTTTGTTTCTCTCGGTATGCCGTTGCCCATGGTCGCGGCGCCCAGGAAGCGCCGTATATGGTCTAGTCGCATAAATTTGCATAGCGACCTGCACCCCACGGACAGTCAACGGCGCCCGCCGGTAAGCGGATTCCGGGCCTCCATGCATCTGCATAAAAACCGTTCGATGAAGCGTGCG